ACAAATGACAATGAAACGGGTACAGGAGAGAATAAATTTGGGTTTGATAAAATTATTATAGTATGTGATATAAATAATTTGCGTGATTGCTTTGTACATATCAATGGAACCAATAAAGCTTTCAATGGATATATTGATAAATTCTATTCAACGGAAATCTTTCGTTTTGATATAAGGAATGATCTTGTGAAAGTCATAAATATTCTATTCAGTCAAATAAATATGCCGCCTGATGTAAGAAGTGAATTTTTTGAACGCTATCTTGACATTATTCAGGTAATGATTAATTGTGGGGAAATAAATGTTAGAACAATAACAAAAATTCAAGAAGCACATATTGAGATAATACCAACAAAGACTCTTGACGATTTTCATAAAACGTGTGATTATGCAGGATTATTATTTCTTGTTTTGAAAAAAATGTTTGTAGATGATTATGAAGTTTCTAATGCGATATCAGCCTGTTCTATACAAGAACCATTATCTCCGTATAGGAAGAATTTTACAGCTATAAATGAAGTATTATGTCTTTTATATCCATCAATAACGGAGAAACAACAACATGAATTATTAATTTATGATAATAAATATACATTCAATATTCAAAAAACTGCATATTACTCATATTGGAAATTAGTTGCTGTAAATGGTGTTACAGATTATTATGCACTTACATTTCCTGTATTTCATCTGTTAGATAGAATTAAATATCAATATTTGAACATTCCTAAGTCTTATGAGTGATGTGGTAAAAATAAATGTTAATATGATTGTAGCCATATCCGAAGAATTGCTGTTTAAGCTAGTAGAATTTGCAGAAAATCTGGGTCGTAAAAAAGAACGGATCAACTCCTTTAAAGAATCTCAATTTATATCTCAAAATCAGGCACATATCCGCTATGGCAAAGGAAATGTTACTAAATGGGTAAAAGCTGGCATAGTGAAGAAATATACAGATGCTGATGGAAAGTTACGTTCCAGTGTCCGATATGATGTGCTTGAACTTGAATCAGCTGCCTTTAAATGTAATTATATGAAAGAACTTTCCCCTTTGGCAAAGGCTGAAATGAGAGAAATAATAAGCCCCGTTCCTTGATTGGTTCGGGACTTTTGTTTATACTTAGCCATTAAAACTATAATTTATATTCATCATTCAGACGTTTTATGACTCTTTTTATTGTTGAGGCTGATAGCTTATGCTTGTTTGAAAGAAAGTCCCGAATTTCGGCTTCTTTTCGTCCTTCTGCAAGCATATCTCTATACTCATAGAACATATCAAGATACATTATATCATCTGCGCTCACTCCGTTTCTGTTCATTGTAGCAAGTAGAAAGCGGCTTGATGCTAAAACCTCATATACTTTCATCTGCTTTGGGAGTATAAGGTAAGAAATCAAAGCCTTTAAACTCTTTACTGTTGATGGTATGAGTTACCTTTTGTTTATCAGAAAGACCAATAATCCGAGAAACTATATTGGGATTAAACGCACCAACAATAGCACCTTCTAATTGTTGTGTCCTGATGACATTCTCTATGCGTGTAATGACTACGGAAAAATCTTCATGACTACCTTTTTTAAAATCGTTCCAAAAGGACTTACTAACATCTAAATAAGCCATCAACTCGGTCAGGGAGTAAGGACGTTGTGTAGGGCTTTCTTCTTTTTCCCTTATTTCTCCTTTCGTTTTATTCTTGATTACTTTCCATGGAGTCCTGTCACAATAGGCAAAATACTCACAGGCTGCTTCCCACAACTGTTCAGGAGAAGCAAAACGCTTGCTTCTCCCATGCCTGTTTCTCAACTTCCAAAATTGGTTTCCTTTAGGTGCAGACATAACTAATGCTCTTTTAATTGTTTGATTAAATCCGCTTCTTCCTGATTCTTGACTACAACGGTCAATCCTGTAGAAACTTCTCCGGAATGCTCGGTGTTCTGTTTGTTCTTCCATCTGTCAGGAGCAAGGTTTGTGAGAAGGAATATTCCGGCTCCTACATTAGGCTCAACCCGGACATTTTTTCTAACTTCCTTTTTCAACTTCTTTTTCTTGCCTTCCATGTAGTATTCGGAAGAAACTTGTTCGTATTCATACCCGATGGCAGACCTTGCGAGGGAAGAAACTACATTGCGTTCTAACCCGTTTTTGAAATCTTCTTTCGCCTTTTTTATAGCAGTCCCGAAAGTTTCATTTTCCATCCACCGGTAATAGGTACTCTTTCCGATTCCCATTACATTACAGAAATCAATAAGCTTTGCCCCTCCGTACTCCATGAGTCCGTTTTCGCTTACCCACAACTCACATTCTCTTATTATTTGTTCATTAAACTTTGCCATATTTTCAATAGTTTTTAATAATATATTATAAGCTTTCTAGGTTTTCAAGTACTTCAACTCGTTTTCCAACTGTGTTTATTTCAGTTACAGATACCACCGGATTAGGCATCATCTGGACTCCTTTTGCTACAGCTCTTGCTAACATATCCTCTCCCATGGTCTGATTACTTGATGCGGTGATGTTTATCGGAACTCCTCCGCCCATTTGGTTAAATGAGGAAAGGATCGGAGCGAATAACTCTGTTGCTCTCGCTGTCATTACCGATTCTCCGTTACTTAGTTGTGCCGGTATGCTATCACTCGTTCCGGTTCCCGATCCGGTAACTAGTCCACCGGTTGCAAATTTAGCGGACTTAATAGACTTCATAGCAGTTCCCATAACAGCAGTAACAGCACCAACAACTGTTCCAATAGCCACTAACATATCTATCCATGTTGCACTTGAACTGGTAGCCGTTTTAACAGCATTTGCAATAGCTACTCCCTGCGCTATGGCAACTTCCGCAATCGCTAATAGTTTTGCGGCACGTGCCATTTCTTCATTAGTTTCTCCGGCCAACTCCAATAAAGAAGAAATTCCTCCGATAATACTTCCGATTGCATCTGCTTTTTGCTTCTCTATTTCTATCTCTTTATTTGCTAGCTCTTTTTCTGCATCAAGATAAGCATTTTTAAGTTCCAGCTTACGAAGATTGAAAGCTTCTATACTTTCACCTTCCATTTGTTGGATGGCGTCTAATTCCTCCTTTCTTTGCTTTAACCTGATACGATAAACTTCCGCTTCATCATTGTACACTTTTGCAATCTCGGTTTCATAGCGAAGTTTCATTGCATCCTGTTGCTTTTTCAGTAAGTCCGCATCATGTTGTTTTACAAGATCATCAATTTTCTTATTATATTTTTCACGGATGGCAAATTTCATCTGTTCGGTAAGTTCGGTATTAGAAAGGTCTAAATCCCGTTGCGCAATTAATTGCTGCATCTTCAGTTGATATTCCTGTTCGCTTCCTTTCTTTACAGATTCAAGCTGTATTTCTATAAGCTTCTGGCGGTTGGCAATTTCCTTCTGCAATTCTTCATCGGATAGCTTCTTTAGTGCCTGCTGTTTTTGTGCTTCTAATGAAGTGATTTGCTTATTGATGGCCTCTTTTGCTTTAGGTGTCAAATCCTCCTCCGTTTTAATACGCTTTTTAAGATCCTCTATCTGGCGGGAATACTGTAGTTCGATCTCTTCCGTTTGGCGTTTCCGGCTATCTTTTATCAGTTTTAAGGCTTCATCTTCTGCTTTCCTCAATTCGGCAATTTCTTTCTTTTTTGCTTCAATATCGGCAGCACTGGTGATACCCCCCGTTGCTTTGCCTGTAGGCTCATAATTCGTTATATCATTTATTTGTTTTCTTAGAGATTCAACAACTGATAATTGATTCATTCGCTCTTTCCAAGATTTGCTAATATCCTGATTTATTTCTTTATTAGTACGATCTAACCCTAGTCCTTGTCTAATAATTGAAGCATCTTTTAGTTCTTTATTGTATTTCTCGTTTATATCTATAGTCTTTTGGAAATATTCTTCCTCTTGTGCCAATGATAATTCGAGAATCTTTAGTTGATCTTGTTTTGCTTTCTCTAAAGCTTCATTGTCGGATATTCCCTGTTTAATATATTCTTTCCGGGCTTTTTCTATATCAATATACTTCTTTTTTGCCATGTCTGTCCCAATAGTCTCTCCTAATCGTTTTGCAATGGCTTCTTCTCTATTGGATATAGTCTCTACGGTATCAAACAGCCCTCTAACCTCTTTAATTAGTTCTGAAAGAACGGAGTTCACAAATAGCTTAATCTTAGTTGTCATTTTCTCAAATGATCCTCCGGTAGCATCAAACAGCAAAGCAATCTCTTTTGTTAATTCGGTTTGAGAATTAATTAAATCTTCTTCGGCACGTCCTAACTCTCCGGCCTTAGCCTTCACTTCATCCAAATTGGTAGAAATATCTTTCAGTGTCCGGATATACTTCAAACCTGCATCTTCTCCCGGTCCGCCAAATATATCAGCAATGGCAGTACCAACAGCAGCGGAACTTTCCGGAAGCTCATTCAATTTATCAGAAACAAGTTGCATAACCTCAAAAGTAGTAATAGACCCGCTTTGTAACTCCTTTTGTATTTTCTTCGAATTTAGCCCGATCCCCTCTAATGCTGCGGCAGTGGAATCTGTCATTTCTCGGAGCCGTATATTTGCTTCTTTAATCGTATCTATACCCTTATCGGAGAATATACCCTGCTTGTTGGTCTCTGCGATGATGGCTACAAACTGATCGGCAGATATTCCAGCCTCTTTGAAATATGCCGGGTATTCTTTCAGGCTATCCAGAAATTCGCCATTCGCATCTGCTCCGGCTATAAATCCGTCTTTTATTATTTGCAAAGCCTTCTCGGAAGTGATACCAAATTGTTTTGATACCGTATTAGCGGAAATAAGCACTTCTTTAAAGTCTTTCCCGTAATAGTCTGCCAGAGCTTGCACTTCACTTCGATAAGCCTTCAAATCATCCCCTGATTTATCAGTGAATTGCCTTGTTAACTTTGTAGCTTCAACCAAACCTTTATTGTAATCATACCACCATTTAAAGACAACGCCAGCACCCGCTATCCCTGCGATGCCTAAAAATACTTTATTCTTAAAAAGGGAAGTTAGGGTATTTCCGAAGGCGGAAGCTTCCGTTTTTAGATTGGAGAAAAGACCGGAACCGCTTTTGGCATTATCTGCCATACGTAGCAGGGAATCAGCAAAAGAGTTATTCATTCCCAGAGCGTTTTTTATGGCTTCTTCGTAGCTTCCGACACTTCGGTAGAAACGTTGAGTTTCTCCTTCCGCCTCTTTGAGTGAATCTGTTATACCGTTGATCTTGATTTTAAGCTCCTGCCCTCTGCTTGCTTTTCTTTCTACTTCCGAAAGGCTGTCATACTCTGATGTAAGATTGGATAATTGCGCCCGGAGCTGCTTTAAACTACCTGCCTGTTCCTTTTCGATCTTTATATTATTTCTAACATCTTTAGTAAGCGTCTGAACCACGTCTTTAGCATGCATCATCTTTTTTTCTCTTTCTACGAGCTTGGCATTATACTCCTCTTGTGATATTTTCTTGTCCTTCAAGGCTTTTTTATACTCTGCCTCTTCTTTCTTCAAATCGTCAATAGCCGCCCGGTATTTTGCAATGTTCCGGATCGCATCATCATATCGAACTTTTATCTCTAATACTTTTTCTACTGTATTTTCATTTTTCATAACTCTTTTCTATTTTTCGGTTAATACTCCGTTACTTGCAAAAAATAAAGCCATAACAAGGGCTGGGAAAGTTTTGCTATCTCCTTTGATATTCAAATTATCCAGGAGTGAAAGCATTTTTTTACGTTTTTCGGAATCCGGCTCATGTTCATTTATCAAATTCTCGATCATTGATAATGTTGATACAGCCTCCATCCGGTTGTTTTGGATTAATTCTGTAACTCGTTTGCCTTCTGCTACTACTTTCTGAATAGTAGTTTTATACTCTTTAGCCATCTTATCAAAAGCCAAAGCTAATTTCATGGCTTCTCTGTTGTTTAATAAATCTTTTTCTGTCATAATCATTTTATATTAAATCATTAAATTACAAATCTCCCAGATGATCCAGAGCTTCGTCCGGTATTTCCATATTTATAGCCTCTTCCATAGAAATGGAATGTCCCAAATATTCTTCTAAAAGCATTTTTCTAGTTTGATTGGCCTGTTCGGTAATACTCCGAATCTTTTCTTCTACATTTTCTTCCATGACATTACAATTTTAAAAGTTTACACTCGCATATATCGTTCTCTTTGGTCGTTATCTCTATGATAGCCAGATAACAACCATATTGAGCCAAATAAACCGGTATATCTATCTCTAAGTCCCGTAACTCGATACTGTTAAGACGGATATACTCGGTCACTACCTTTGCATTATTGATTAGTCCTTTGTACGTCTGATAGTTATTTGCAATTAAGGTAGTCCATTCTAGCCCCTCGAATATTCCCTTCGTGCCATCAAGCAATAATATCCGGGGATTTGTTTTGTTATACTCCAACTCTCCTTCCTCGTTATAAGAATAAAGAGGAATATAAGCAACGCCTCCTTTTGTACTGCAGGCGGAGAAAGGCAAAGTGATGGCATCACGTTCGTACTCAATCGTGGCATCATCAACCTGGATATTTCCGTCATAGTTTCCCATGACATTATCATCTTCTTTATACCGGAACCAGTTGTTTTGAGCAATGTTATCAAGGGTGTACTGTAAGTTTCTTGGCGTTACGCTATTATAAGCCATTATCACACGATTCGTCCAGTCTACAGCTTTAGATTTGTTTGCAGACAGATTATCGAAGGGAATAAACTTGATCCCGTTTTCGCCATCCGGTAAAGCAAACAGACCGACCATTGAGGCAACGGCTTTAATGAAGTCTATTTGCTTGATGTCCGGAAGATTGGGAACTAAGGGGAATTTCTCACCTAATACAACATCTTCTTCCCGTTCCGTTATAGTTACTGATAAACTCCCTGATACACTATTTATCGGTTGTTTTCCGTTTCCACTTGATATTATAAAATATCCATCTTTATAAACTGTAGCAGAAGTATCAAAGCTATAAACTAGCCGAATATATGGTGGTTCTATATATGCAGCCGGTTTATATATGTTTATTATTTCCTCCTGTTTGGTCGGTGTGCTATAAACTGTAATTTGAAAAGGCGTATTTAAATAATCAATTCCCTGTGAATAAGTGTATGAAACTTCTATTGTACCTTTCAGTTTCAATGTTGAATCAAATTTCGGGTAAATATCCCGGCTCCCGTTAGTGCTAACATACTGTTGAGTACTATCTCCTACAGCTTCAAATTTGATTATTGATGAATCATACCCTGTTACTCTTAAAGTCATTGGGTAGGCATCATATATCTCTTGTGAATCATTCCTTGTCAAAAGAGGAATAATCATTTTATTTATGACAGTAAGCTTGTCAGCAGGGAAATTAAATGTCACTCCGCTTTGCTCCTGAATCTTGTCTAAAATCCATTTCACAGTAACTACCGGATGATACCACACGTTCGGATCATCGGAGTTAAACCCATAGTCAATAAGTGGAAATTGTGCTGAATTGCTTCCCTTATTACTCCATACTACCCAATCCACGCCTTCCACTGTCCCGTGCGTAATATCCGTTAGCTTCTTGCCATCGTTTACCACGCCAGCAAAGTTTGTGACGTTTCCCCATGTAAGAGCAATCTCTATTGTTTCGCTGGTCTCTAGTAGTACTACATTGGCATTTTTAATCATCTCAATACCATTTCGCAATAATGTTCCTTTATGCTTTAGGTACGGATAGCGGCTTGTTGAACTGGGAAGATGTGCGCACTCAATCAAAGCCAGATTCTTTGCCGTTTTAGGCAACCTGATCGTATAACTCCTATTACTTATAATTTTACTAATATCGGTTAGCAGGTTACTCTTATAGCTCAAAGTTATATCCGTCTTGTTAAGATCGGCTTTTGTGTTATTGATATATAATTCGTCTCTTGTCATAGCATATTTTTTATTTATACCGGGTAGACCATCCGAAGCAGACCTACCCGGTATCGGTTATACAATCTTTGCCAGTGCGGAAATGAGTTTTTCCAGTTCTTCCCCTTCAATGGAAAAGCCGGGCTCCTCTCCGCTATCTTCCCTTACTTGTCTGGCTTCATCACTTTCATCAATGGTGATAACTGCGAGATTGGCCGGTGTTTCGTCCGGGTTTATTCCTCTGTATACCGTAATCTTGTCCACGAAAGATTCCGCTTTAAGGTCTATTCCAGATTTTGGCAGTTCTTCACTACCTAATTTTAGCAACTGAATCCCTAGTTTACGGGCTTCTTCCGCATTTAGGTGTACGGTATTCTCTTCCGTTATGGATTCCCCATTTACTGTTTTAGTGATAAGGACTTCGTTGTTGTCACCTCTTCTCACATAAAGATGTTTTTCGCTATCTTTTCTTACTCCGAAAAATGTTTCTTGTTTCATGACTTTAAAATTTTGATTGTTAGTAATTTATTTAATTAGAAAATGTCCTTTTCATGTACTTAAACACTTTCTTCATTGCTCCTTTGCCGTTTCTGATACACCATGCAGATACGCCAAACTGTGAATCTCTGGGATAATATTCATAGGAGTACCCGCTTTTTGTCTTCCCAAAATTGGATCGGAATACTTCAAAATATACTATTCCCTCCGGTGTGGTTCTTCGATAACAGTACATTCGGTTTTTTCTGTTTTTGAATACTAATTCGAAAGAATCACCGAACTTTTTAAACTCTGCCTTCAATGATGAAGGCTTCACCATCTCTAATCCTTTCATATTCTTTTCACGTTTGTAATATTTTCGACTTTCTCCGCAAAGATGAACATCTTATCATCCCGCAAAAGAAAATGGCTTAAATCGCTTTATTTTGGCTGAATATATTCTTTTGCTCGTTTATCTCTTCCATACCAAACTCTACTCTCGGATTCCGTCGGTCTATCCGTTTCTCCGCATGAATCTCAAAACAAAGGCTGTCGTTTGTAATAGCTTCCACCATTTGCAAGCAATCAAGGATCGTTTTTAAGGCATTATCCAGATCGAAGCGAATATTTCCATGCCATACACGAATAAATAGCTTGAAACGACCGGAAATGCGCTTTCCTCGATACTTCTTGCATTGTAGGCAGAAAGATTTCTCATACTCCCTGATCCGGTCGTTTTTGATAATCCGTTTCTGGCCGTCTTTGCCCGGTACGGCTTGATAGTTATTTGCTTTCGCTATCACTTGCCCGTAGATTATTTCTATTTCCATAGCTAGAAGGGATTGTTTTCCGTATAACCTTTCGTATCGTAGTCAAATATCTTAGTTAGGGAACCGTTATGCTTGAATTTGACAGTTCCGACAGAACCGTTTCGATGTTTGGCTATAATCAATTCACCATAGTTGTGAATCTCACGTCCGGATGAATCATTGATACTAATCCCGTAATATTCCGGA